CAGTCGGGACAGGTGAGATAGCCGGCATAGATGATCGAATGGCAATGCGGGCAGACTTTGACGGGCGCTTCGCCGGTGCCTTTGCCGCGCGGACGCCGGGGATCCACATGGTCAATCGGACCGTGATAGGCGACGTTGCCGGCGAAGTCCAGGACGAGGCAATCTTTCTTTTCGCGATCGGGACAGATTCTCATGCCGCGCCCGGCGATCTGAACGTAAAGGCCGGTGCTTTTGGTGGGGCGCAACATGACGAGCAGATCCGTTCCGGGCGCATTGAAGCCGGTGGTCAGGACGTCACAATTGGTCAGAGCGCGCAGACTGCCGGAACGGAAATCGCGGACCAGGCGATCGCGTTCGCCCTGGGGCGTCTTGCCCGTCACGCAAGCGGCATTGATGCCCTGGGCGATCAGGGCGTCGCGGACGTGTTCGGCGTGGGCAATGCCGGAGCAGAAGATCAGCCAGCTCTTGCGGTCGAATCCGAATTGCAGGATTTCGCGGATGGCGGCTTGTGTGAGGCCAGACTGATCCATGGCGGCGGACAATTCGTCCGGGATGTATTCGCCGCCGCGGGTGTGGACGCCGGAGAGATCGTATTCGGTTTTGGTGTGCTTGGAGACGAGGCGGCAGAGATAGCCTTCGTCTATCAGGCGGCGCACGTTGATTTCGACGGCGATGTCGGTGAAGATCCGGTCGTCGCCCTCCGTCAGCAGGCCGGAATCCAGACGGTAATGCGTGGCGGTCAAGCCGATGACTTTCAGGGCGGGATTGCGCTTCTTGAGCGCCGCCAAGAAGCTGCGGTACATCGTATTGTTTTTGTGCGAAACCAAATGGCACTCGTCCACCAGCACGTAATCAAAGGCGCGGAAACGTTCGGCTTTGTCGTAGATGCTCTGGATGCCGGCAAAGATGATGGGCGCCCAGGTTTCTTTGCGGCGCAGTCCCGCTGAGTAGATTCCACAGGGCGCCCATTGCCAGATATTCAGCAACTCGCGATAGTTCTGTTCGATCAGCTCCTTGACATGCGTCAATATCAAAATGCGCTTGCCCGGAGATTGGTCGAGCGTCTCCTGGATGAAGGCGACCAGGATAAAACTTTTGCCGGAGGCGGTCGGCATGACCACCAGGGGATTGCCGTCTTCGGTCGCCAGATACTGATGCAGGGCATCTACGGACTCGCGCTGGTAATTACGGAGCTGCATGAACGGCCCTGTAATTATCGGCCTTAACCTCGCCGGCTTCGATGACGATGCCGACTTCGCCGGATTCGTCCACGCATTCGATCCAGACCTGATAGTCGCGCTCGGCAGCCATTTCGCGGATGATATTCAGGCTGTGGTTATCGAGGAGCGAGCCGTCGCGGATCAAGATGACATTCAGCTTGGGATTCAGCGCCATGGCGATGGCGGTGGAGATGCGGAGCTTCTCGGAGTCGCTCAGCTGCGCGAAGGGGATGCCGTTGTAGACGACGGATTCTTCGCCCAGGGATAGGCCGGGGATGGGGAATTTGGCGCGGCGCAGGGCTTCGTCGCGGGCTTCCTGGTGCAACTGCAGATCGTCGCTCAGCCCCTGGGATTCGGATTCGCTGGTGTGCAATTCGGATTCGAGCATCCGATAATTTGCCGCGGCGCGGATTTTGGAGTTGGTGCCCTCGGCCGCTTGAATGCGCTGCTGGATGGATAGGAGGTCGGGATCAGATAATTCCTTGATTTCTGATCTCAATGCCGTTTGTGCTTCGGAATTTTGTTGTAATGCCCAATCAAGCTCCATGATCTTTCGCTCAAGTTCTTCCTTCTCGTAAAGCAGTTCCGATTGTCTTTCGCAAAGATCTTTTCCCTTGCAGCGTAGATTCTCAAGCTTCTGTCGCTTAGAATTATTCTCCTGCGTTTCCGCAGTGGCGATCTGCAGTTCCTGCGTCAGGGCCAGGACGTTGATCTCTTTCTCTGGCAGGTCCGGCTGGGGCGGGGGCATAGCCTGCAGCCGTGCTTTCAGGTTTTTGATCTGGCGGTTGACGTCGGTGCGCTGGTCAAAAATCTTTTTCTTGAGGGCATTCCACTGATTCCAGTCCATGCCGATGTCCACCATGCCGAGCAGCACTTTCATCTGATCGGCTTCGGGCATTTTTGAGAATCCCAGGGGATCGAAACTCAAATTGCTGAAAAGCTCGTCGAGGTATTTCTGCGGCGTCTTATCGCGCGCGCCGCTTTTTACCCCGACGCGTAGGGTGCCTTTGGAGGAATCGGCAGGATCGGTGAAACTGCGGGTGATGATGAAGTCGCCGAGATCCAGGGCGATTTCGGCGCGCTGCTGTCCGTCACGGATGGGGCGGTCGGGGACCGCCTTGGCGCCGGCAAGGGCCATCCAGATAGCGTCCAGCACGGAGCTTTTGCCCTGGGCATTGGCTCCGGTGATTTGCACGAGGTGATCGGGGGGAGTGATGTCAATAGCCTTCAGCCCCTTGATGTTTTGGGCTTCGAGGCGCACGATTCTGAGTGCCATAGCGAATTGCTCCTTTCACAGATTAAGATCGAGGGTTTGCTTTTTGCGCATGCGCTCCAGTTCGGTATTTTTGGCCCGCTTTATTTCGCAGGCTCGGGAATAATCATCGCCGCGGTAGGCGCATTTGGGATCGTCGTCGTCGGGCAATTGATCTATGAACAGGCCGCGGAAAATCTGATAAAATGGATGCTTTGGATCTTCAACCAGGTAAACGATCCAGCGCGGCGGCAGCGGGTATTTGTCAACGTCCATAGCGTTTTCTCAACAGGGCATGGAGGTTCTTGATGGGGTCGCCGATGGGCTTATCCATGCCGCCCTTGGATTTGCCCAGGGAGAATTTCCGGTCCAGGTCATTCAGGTGCTCCCAAATTTTATTACAGGCATCCCTCTGACTCAAACCCGCCGCTATGTTTTTCTGCGAGCCCTCGAATTGCACTGCCCAAGTTTTGATCTGCTCATGGGAGATGGGCGGGAAGTTTTTAAATGGGATGGGATCGGGCGGACTGGACTGGGCGGCGGCGGACCGGCGTGGCGAATTCTTTTTCGATTTAGAAAAAGAGGCGGCGGCGGCAGGCGGCTCTCCGACTGATCGCCGACTGGTCTCCGACTGGTCTCCGACGCTCGCGCGCGCGTGGCCTCCTCCTCTAACTCCATCTCCAATTCCACCTCCACCTCCACCTCCACCTCCATTTCCTGAAATGTCTCCGACCTGTCGCCGATCAGTCGCCGACTTGTCTCCGACTTGTCGCCGATCAGTCGCCGAGGGGATGACGAGTCGTCGGAGAGCTATTTCCGGCACATCGCCATCCTGGGGCAAGGGGTGATAATAGCCGGGCCTGTCGGGACGATTCCACTTATGAAAATTGCGAATTAGACCATAAAATTTGCCCTCAATCTCATAGCGAAAAACATGATGATGCTCTAAAAGTTCGGTCATGAGAGGTATGACATCCAGGTTGTCGGCGGGGAAAATATTCATTTTGAGTTTCAGCGGATTCCATTCCACAATGCCATTGTCGTCAGAAAAATTGCGGAGGCCGAGACACAGCAGCCGGGCGCCAAAGGTCAGAGGCACGAACTCATCATCCGACCATTGGCCGGGGTATAAGGGACGTACACGAGCCATGGGAATCCAGATTATTTAGATCTTCTTCTTGCCCTTGCGTTGGGCTATTTATTCCGATGGCGGGTTGGTGACGGTGTTGCTCTGAGGCTCACGCCCCTTGTCCCGTCTGTGGTCAGGATCAGACCCGCCCTCGGAGTCAGGTTATCCCTTTGATGACGGTCATGCCGTTGCCTCCAATAGCAGCATCGGTACTTGCCGATGGGCAGCGATCCATTCCTGTACCTTAGCGACGGGCAGACTGAAATTTCCGTCCGGCAGCGTGGCGATGATGTCCCATTTGAAGTGCTGATAATGTTCCTGCGCCTCTGAACGCGGCAGGAATTTCAGCAGGATGGCCAGGGCCAGTTGCGAGGGTCCCGATCCGCCGTAGGACCAATTGAAGCCGTCCGGGGAATGATTGTGGATGGCCTGGCTGGGGACCGGGGATAGCAGCTCGGCGTTGATGTGCACTCGGCGGCTGCTCCAATCGCCGATGATCATGCCTTCGGCTGGGATGGAAACGGGAGGTTGATTGACGCCAAACTGATCCTGGGTGTCCTGGAGTTGCTGCTGGACTTCTTCAAGGCGCTGTTCACGCTGATGACGGAAGTTGTGATTTTCCCCGGCGCAGATGCAGCGGCATTTGGCCGGGGGATTCTTGGCGTTGTGGCAACGGCTGTTGCAAACGCGGCGGCCGGATTTTAGGAGGACGGTCATGGGTTAGTCCTCCGGCCATTTGATGGATTTCACCCAGTACTCGACATCGCCGGTGCAGTATTGGGATTTCACTTCGGCGGGGATGTCGAATTGCTTGCGCTTCTGCCAGCGGCCGGAGATGATGAATTCGCCGATGATTGCTTTGATGCCCATCAGATTGCCCTTGAATTCCTCATCCAGCGCCTCGAATTCCTGGGCCATGGGTTTCAGCTCGCGATAGCGGCGCAGTTTCTCAGCCAGGTCTTCCGGCAGTTGTTCGCGGGGTGTGAATTCGCCGGCGAAATTCAGCGGCGGCGCGCAATGGCCGAAGAAGGCGCAATGTGGGCAGATTTCCGGATTGGAGAGTGGCGCCGGAACCTCATCTGCTTTTAGCGCATCATTCACCAGCTTCAATTTCTGCGCGATCTGTTCGGCGCGATCGAAGTCGAGCTGATGATCCACAAACTTGATGGCGCTGGTCAGACGGTTCTTCAGGGCATAGATGCCGCGTTCGCAGTTATCGCCCAGGCAGTAGGCATTGAGTTGATGGAAGTAATTGTGATAGTACCATTGGTTGTCGGGGAATTGCAGGAAGTCCTCGGCTCTGTTGACTTTATTGAAGACGCCGGGTTGGACCAGTTTGGCTTCGACGATGCAGCGATCGCCATTGCGCATGGCCTTGGCATCAATGCGGCCGCGCATTTGGAGATCGGCGTAATTGACTTCCTTCTGCAGCTCGATGATTTTGAATTCCCCGTAGGTTTCGGCGGTCATAAGGATCTGGATGATTTCGGTCTCAGCGATTTCACCGTCCTTGAAACGGAACATGGTGGCCAAACTGTGGGGCTTTGCGGTGTGATAATGCTCAGGATGGCGGCGATAGAAGAGGAAGCGTAGACAGGGATGCCCTACGACCGAGGCGTTATTGCTGGCCGCCTGGGAGACGCGGATCTGCGTTTGCAGACAGCGCTCGACGGCGGCCTGGAGGGTTTCAGCTTGCAGCATGGCCACCATTCCCTTCTGGCCCATGCCCCTTATCATCAGCGGCGGCAATCAGTTTGTCCAGCATGTCATTGGCTTTTGGCATGACGACATCCAACCATTTGTCGGAGAGCCGATCATATTCGCGGACGAATATTTTCTTGCCCGTCTCCTTGCCTTCTTTTTTCTCCGGATATTCAGTCAACTTCTGGATAATATCCGGTTCGGTGTCACCACTGAATCGGCTGATTTCCTTGACGATGTTTTTGAATTGAGTCAATTTGTCGGCATTCGCGCCGGAAATTCCCGCCGCGCGCTGAGTCCGGTCGGAGGAGGCGTCGCCATCTTCGGCGAAGGAGACGTTGCGGATCTTTTTGAAATCCAAGCGCTTGTTGAGCTTCTGTGCCTCTTCGAACATCTCCGCGGGCGGGTTTCTAAGACCCCCGATGATGGTGATGGCGCGGCAGATGAAGTTGGCATTGGCCTTGTCAATGATGTCCTGCTCGCGGATTTCGGGATGGGCGCCATCCGGCAGTGGCTCACCCTTTTTGAGTCGCAATGAACGGCGCAGCTCGCTCATGGCCTTGCTGACGATGAATTTGTCGGTGGAGTAGCAGCGGCCGGTGATGGGCAGAACCCGTGTGATGCTCTGGGATCCGCGAACGTAGAACGTATGGGCTACTTTGCCCTGCACGAGGACAGTATAGCCTCCATCGGTATGAGGGACCTTGGTACGGATAAGATCTGTTCCCGGCTCGGTGCCGTACCAGGCGATGCCCAGGGGCGCGGCCATCCGCTGTGCGCCGCTGGCCTGCAGATAGTAGGTGTCGCCAAACTTGACCCAGTCGCCGGGCTCGGTCAAGGATAGCAAACCTACTTTGAATTGTTGATAGACTTCAACCGAGCGGTTGAATTCTCGGATGAAATCCAACGGCAGATAGGGCACCAACCCCGTTTCGGGCTGGGTGTTCACATCCACCGTTTCAGCCTCGATCACGAGAGGCTCCTCTTTAGTCCCTTTTGCTGTTGCTGTTTCCATAACTGATTCCTTTCGGATTAGGTTGATCGGTTAATGGCCGGGACGGCTGGATGGCCCGGCGCGAATAAAGCCGATGAATAGGGTTTCGACAATACTTCAATTGGCGATGGCAGCGGCAGCTTGCGAATTAAAAAGGGCTTCGCGAAACGCCTCCTGGGCCGCCATTTGATTCTTGATGGCAGTCTGGACCAGCCAGAGCTCGTTCAATGTGACTTGAAGTCGTTGCGCTTGGCGGTCCGCCATTGCGGGACCGAGGACTTGCAGCTCGGCATTGGTCGGGCAGAGATTTTCCATGGTTTTCAGCCGGTCAAGTATCTGTTCCGGCGTCAGCCCGGATGGTTTGCGCTGGAAGATGCGAATCATGGGTTTTCCTCCGCAGTTTAATTTGCATTGATGATAGGATCTGGGCATGGATTTAGAACCAGCTCTTGATCCACTTCCAGGCGGCGATGATGCAGACGCCGATCGGCAAGGTGAAGCCATCCATGGCGCTGCCCTGTTCCATGAGAAAGGCTCCGGCGCTGTTGGCTTCCGGTTCGGTCATGGATTCGGCGGCACTATGGAGATCATGCAATTCGTCATCGGTCAAATCGCGGTCGTGGCCGCTGTCGGCGATGGCATCGCCCAGACCATGGAAGTATTCGGAGAGTTTCATGCAGCACCTCTTTCTCTTAGGGATTTGGCAGTCATTTGTTTTATCACGGATTGTTGGAGATGGCGAGAGAGGGATTGAAACCGGCCGGAGAGTTCCATGATCTGGGTGGCGTCGGCGGCGTTCAGATTCTCATCGGTGAGATTCTGTTCCTGGAGGCGGCCCAGGAGGATCAGGGCCTCGCCCTGCAGCGATCGCAGCGGCTTTTCGAGCGGGGGGGCATCGAAGAGCGCGGAGATCAGATCGCGCAGGGGGAAAAGGTCATAACCCAGGTGGGAAGCATTACGCACCACGGCGGCCAGATGGCGCAGGGGCAGATCGCCGTGGCCATTGAACCAGGAATAAACCGTCGAGGGTCGGATGCTGAGTTCGGCGGCCAGGGTCGGTATGAAGATGCTGTAGAGAACGTCATTGGCATGGAGCAAGGCCCGCAGAAATTCGGTGATGACCATCGGGTTGATATTGGCAATCATAGCACGCTCAAGAAATAAAGAACAAGGGAATTATGGCCGTCATTATGTTTGGAATGGCGGCTATTTCATGTTATATTATCAGGGCAGAATGATGAAACGCGAACGCCGGCGGCGCCGGATGATCGGCGGGCTGAGGCGGCGCATATCCAGACCGCAGAAGCAGAGAACTTCGACGAGCAAGAGACCGAGCAGGATGCAAGCGATGACGTCCATGAAAGATGAGGGCAGTATTTTCCAGGCGAGACAGGTGAACAGGGCGATCGGGATGGCGACGGCCAGGGCACTCAGGATTTCATGCCGATAACGCATGATGGGATCTCCTTGTCGGTGAAGATTTATCTTGCAGGATGGACCAGACGCGCTTGATGTCGGAGAGGCGAAAGAGTTTGCGGCGGCCGCAGATGACGGGGCGGGCGCCGTGCTGGATGAGCTTGGCGGAGAGGAAGTGATATTCTACTCCGAGCCAGCGAGCGGCCTGGGTGAGGCTGAGATTGTCGCGGATGCCGATTTCAGGGGATCCGCAGACCAGGCATTTCATGAGCCAGGGATCGGCGGAGACGGCTGAGACCCGGCCTGAGCCACAAGGGATGCAATAAAATGGGCCTCCGGCGCCGTGGCGGGGGGATGGCTTAGGCATCAGCGGCGGCCCGGACGCGGCGTCCACGGATGACATTGTCAGTGGCGGCGCGTCTGCTCTGCGATCTGGAAGCGGATCCGGTCCGATTCCCATTGCCATAGGGCGTCAGATGGATGGTGATACTGCCATCCTCTTCCACGGTCTGCTCGTTGATGACCTCCATTCCGATGGCGAGATTGGAGGCGGCAATGGTTTCGCGAAAGACGAGCAAATAGCCAGCATTGAGGCGACCGCTGTTGACCAGCTTGCTAACTTTTCTGAAACTCTGCATAATTGTCCTTGACCTATTGAGACGATTTCGCTATATTAGGCATAAGGCCCATGGGGTTTCGTTGCTGTTTCCACCATGCGGCTGAGTAAATCGCGCCCCGGGTCGCCGGCCTGCCAAGACTGTGGCGGCCCGGGGGATCTTATCCCTTCGATTGAGGAGTTGACGCTTATGAATGAACAGATTGCCGGGCAGATGATGGCCGGATTGATCCAGTCCTATCCGCAAAGATACCGAGACGGCAAGGACTTTAAATTCGACCAAATGGCCGATGATTATTTCAAGCTTCTGGATGCGCTGGAGGCGGCTAAGACGAAACGACCGCCTCCGGTGCCGTATAAAGATCTGGGTTGAAAAGGCTAAATCTGCCAGATGACAAAGAATTGCATCTCCGCCTGTGCACCGGTTATTACTTCCGGGTCCTTGGTGCTGCGGCGATGATCCACTTCCTTAAATTCTGCGCGTTGAAGTTGGATGCCATTCTCCTCGGCCAGGGCCAGAATGGCCTCAAAGAATTTCTGGGTTGCTGGTGCCTTGAGTTTACCTTTTTCCATGATGATCTCCGGCTGATGAAACGAATTTGCGGGCACAATATAAGGAGTTGAAACGATCGTGTCAAGAGATTTCTTATAAATTTTTATGGTAAATAATAACTGATAAATGACTGAAAATAAAGAATTTGGCAATAATGTATCGCTTCTGATAAAGAAAACGGGAGTGACGCTGCGATATTTTGCTCGTATATTGGGGGTCACGGAGGTTGCCGTCGGTCATTGGAAAAGAGGAACCGCATTACCGCCCGAACCCAGGCTGCAAAATATCGCCGAATTCTTCAACGAGCGTATTCCCGGCCTGCGGCTGACGCCGGAGAAGTTGCTGCATGAGGATTTAACTGTTGATCTGCGGCTGACGGGCAAGCGGACGCTGGAAGCGGAGCCGAGTTATCAGCCGGGAGCAACGCGCTGCGAAGAGGGGGTTTTCACGCCGGGGCTGTTCGATTTGATGTCCGACCGCAAGACGATGGAGCTGATGAAGATCACCAAGGAAGAGATCGAAATCCTAAAACAGGCGCGCTTCGCGCCGGGCAGATTCACGCCGACGCGGGAGTTCTACATAGACATGCTTTTTCATCTGAGGAAGGCGAAGGAGGAATGATGGACCTGGTAAAATGTCCAGATTGCGGCAAGGAAATTAGCCGAAGCGCTTTCAGTTGCCCGCATTGCGGTCATTGGTTCGGAATATTCCATGGCACATTTTTAGACGGACAAAAGCTCTCTAAAAAGAATAAAAGGGAATGGCCTGCGGATGGGGATTCCAAATCCTTCTGGGATCAGTTTAAGTCATTTGGTCGTCACAATTTCAAGAAGGAGGAATGATGGCAGATATGCTGGGTTGGGAGAGCGAGACAGAGAAAGCCGCGCGTAGGTCCAAATGGATGCGCTGGGCTTTCTTCGGATTGCTCGCCTTCATAGCATTTTGCATCTTTGCGATTATCGTGGGGAATTCTTTACCGGACGGGCAGATCCAAGTCCAGCAGGCGGCGGCGCCGAAACAGACACAGCAATATGGCAAATGGTCAGATGCTTATGATGCTGCAATAATCTGGGTGCAAATCATGGCCCTAAAATCTCCTTCCACGGCGCTATTTGCAAATAATAATCAATGTCGAGTCTCTGATTATGGATTTGGTCACTATCAAATTCACGCCTTTGTGGATTCGCAAAATTCATTTGGCGGTATGATGCGAACCTATTTTATTGTTGATGCACAAAGTTGCGTGAAACCTGGCAGCATACGAATTGAAGGCGATATAGATCGAAGCGTTTCAACCTTACCCTGGAAAATAATCATTCAGATTTTGGATGATTGACCTCCCATGTCCGCCCTGCTGCTGCGCATATCCCGCAAAGGCACGCGCCGCTGGCATATCCGGTGGTATGAGAACGGCCGGGCCAGGGAGAAATCCACCGGCACCGCCAACCGCAAACTGGCTGAAGAGATCCTCCGAAAATGGGACGAAGACCAGATCCGGCAGCGCTTCGGCCTGAAACGGCAGACCCAGATCCGGGTCAGCGAAATCTTCCGCCGGCGTCTGGACTTCATGGAATCGCAGAACTTCTCGCCGAACAGCATCACGCGGGAGGGATTCGTCCAGAAGGCGTTCACAGACTTCCTGTCCCGAAGGGACGCTATCGCGAAATCTGATCCGGTCGGGACGCCGCTGCTGGAGGTGTTCGAAGCGTTCAAATTTCAACGGCACAAAGACGGCCGGGCGCCGACCACGCGCAATATCGAAATCCGGCATCTGATGGCGACCTTCAACTGGGCAGCGAAATTAGGATATTGCGAGCCGGTGAAAATTCAGAAGATCAAGGTGGACCAGCAGGATCCCCTTTTTTTTTCTCCCGAAGAGGTCGGGCGGCTCTGGCGCGCCGCGGAAGCGGCGGGCCAGGGATTGCTTCTGGGCCTGTATCTGAATACAGGCGCCCGGCGCTGCGAGGTTCTGGATCTGGCCTGGGAGGATATTGACCTGGAGCGCGGCAATGTGGTTTTCCGGCGTACCAAATCCCGTAGGCCGCGGACGGTGCCGCTGCCCAAACGGAATGACTTCCTGCCCTGGCTGCGAACGCTGCCCCGGGGGTCGGGGCGGCTTTTTAATATGCCGCTGAGGACACATCACAAATGGTTTCAACGGCTCTGTCGCGATGCTGAAATAGGCGATGAGAATAAGCACCACGTTCATATTCTGCGGCATACATACGCCACGGAATGGCTGCGCGCCGGGAAGAGTCTCAGCGCGCTCCAGAAAATACTCGGCCATGCGCATATCAGCACGACGATGATCTATGCGCACGTGGTACAGGATGATCTGGAGCGGGCGGTTGAGGACTTCAATCCGTGAGTCAAACGATGAAGCAGAAGATCTAAATTCAAGTTTCACGTGAAACATATTTGTCCTTAGGATCCAGTGCTCGCAAGAGCGTGGGGGTTCAAATCCCCCCTTTCGCACAAGCATAAATAATGGATTTATGACGACCTGAGCGCCGTATTCCCGGCGCTCTGCTTTTTGTCTAATGGTAGTCATTGGAAGGCATTGGTAGGCGTTGGAAGAACTCCGCATGAATCAAGCATTGAGTTAATGGCCTTCGCCACGAAATATATTATATTAATTTATTTACTTGGCAAAAGTATTTGTGTATTATAGCCCCCGCCATAGCAAGCGCTCCTGAGTAGTTTGGGTTGATCGGGCCCAGCTCCAGCGTGACTGCCCATCTGAAATCCTATTCAGGTGGGCAGTTATCGTTTAAGGCCGAAAAGGCGAGTCAATGTGGGAAGAAAAAGCAAGACTGAGAAAAAGCAGAAGGCGGGAAGGCCATCAGATTTCCGCGATATTTACGTTGAGATGGGATTCAAGTTTTCTCTGCTTGGTGCGGATGATGAGAAGTTGGCGGAACTGCTTGGAACCAGCATCGGCTCATTAAGCCGATGGAAGAAATCTAATCGCAAGTTTCGAGAGGCCATAAAAAAAGGGAAGGATTATGCTGACGCTAAAGTGGCGGAGGCGCTTTATAATCGTGCAACCGGATTCATTCACAAGAAAGCTCTGAAGCTCTTTTATAATAAAGATCTTAATAAGGTGATTCGGGCGCGCTATGCCTTATACTATCCACCGGACACGGCGGCGGCATTTATCTGGCTAAAGAATCGCCAGGGATGGAAGAATGAATCGTCTGGTGGCGAGAATAACAAAGGCGCTATAGCCGCCTTTATGGATAGCCTAAGATCGGACGAGCAGGGCGATGAAAAGACTGGGTCTGGCGCCTAAGCAACTGCAATCGTTCCGGGAATCTACGGCGCAGATCAATATCTGGGCTGGGAGTGTGAGATCGGGGAAGACCTGGGCGTCGCTGTTTCGCTGGATTGACTATATCATTCATGGCCCGCAGGAGGCGGACCTGGTGATCCTGGGCAAAACCATAGGCACGCTGGAGCGCAATATCATCAAGCCGCTGCAAGAGCTGATCGGCGGGGATCTGCGTTTCATCAAGGGGGCTAATCCTTATCTGCGGCTGTGGGGCAGACGGATTTGGATCCTGGGCGCCAATGACGAGCGGGCCTATCAGAAGATCCAGGGGCCGACGTTCGCGGGGATCTACGGCGATGAGCTGACGACCTGGCCGGAATCGCTGTGGGAGATGGCGCTATCGCGCATTTCGATTGAGGGCGCAAAGGTTTTCGGCACGACGAATCCAGATGGTCCGGCGCATTGGCTGAAAAAGAACTGGCTGAATCGTGCCGGCGAACTCGATCTCAAGTCCTGGGATTTCCGGCTGGAAGATAATCCCTTTCTGCCCGTAGGGTTCGTTGAGAATCTCAAGAAGCAATATGTCGGACTTTGGAAAAAGCGGTATATTGATGGCCTCTGGTGCCTGGCAGAGGGGGCGATCTATGATTTCTTCGACGAGGCGGTGCATGTCATTACGAAGCTGCCGGAGGCGCAATATTACATCGTGGGCGTTGATTATGGCACTGGGAATCCCACGTGCTTCATTCTCTTCGGCGTCAATCGCGCTGCCAAGGCCATGCCGAAGGTCTGGGCGATCAAAGAGTATTATTGGGATTCGCGCAAGCACAGCCGGCAGAAAACGGACAAAGAATTTTCAGATGATATGCGGGCTTTCCTGGGACCGATCGCGCCCCGGGCGATCTACGTGGATCCCTCGGCAGCGAGCTTCAAATTGCAACTGAAGCGGGATGGGATCGGGCCGCTGATGGATGCGGATAACAGCGTGCTGGACGGGATCAGGACTCAGGCGCGGATGCTGGTATCGGGGGAATATCGGGTCGGATCGGCTTGCCGGCAGACGATTGATGATTACTCGAATTATGTCTGGAATGATAAGAAGGCGGCCAAGGGGGAGGATAAGCCGATCAAAGCAAATGACCACACCAAGGACGCAGAGCGGTATCCTCTGCATACTCACTTTGGTCAGGACGTCATGGATTACAGCGTTTTAGCGGCATAGGACTCACCATGTCAGAATCAATACCATCAACAGATCTGGTCAAGCAGACGGCGGATGCGGCGGCCGGACCGCTGACGGGCTTCGCGCGGGTGGATAGCTGGGCCAATGCCTATACGAACATGGGCATCCTGGGGCGGGACAAGCGCATGTCCACCGTCTTCAAAGCCAATGAGATTCTGCCGGAGGGAGTGCTGACGGATCTCTATCGGAGCAATGGGCTGGCGCGGCGCATTGTGGATCTACCGGCCAAGGAGATGACGCGCGCCTGGCTGGAGATCGAAGGGGATAGCGACGGCAAGATGCTGGCCGAATTGGAACGCGTCAATGCCAGGTTGAAATTACGGGAGATGCTGATCTGGTCGAGGCTCTATGGCGGAAGCATCGGCGTGGTGATCGTGGATGATGGGCAGTTGCTGGATATGCCGCTCAGTCAGAGTACCAGCCGCAATGTACAGGGGATCAATGTTTATCACCGCTTCCGCTGCCAATGGCAACAGAGTGATTACTATTCGGATCCGAGTAAAAACAACTATCTGACTCCGCAGTATTATACGATCTATCCGATTGATGGGCGCAGCAGTTTTCGGGTGCATGAGAGCCGGACGTTGCGGCTGGATGGGGCGCTGCTGCCCGACAGGGAAAAGCTGATGAACCAGGGCTGGGGCGATAGCGTGCTGCAATCCTGCTATGAAGAATTACGGCGCGTGGGCGCGGGGTATGCCGACAGCGAGATTATTCTTGACGAATTTATTACGTCCGTTTTGAGCATCAAGGGCTTGGTGGGGATGCTGGCCAGCAAGGAGGGCGGGGAGACGGTCAAGAAGCGGTTGGAGTTGCTGGATCTGTCGCGGCATTTAATTCACGCTATGATGGTGGATGCGGATGGGGAGACATACGAAAAGGTGACTTCAACGATCACGGGCTTGCCGGAGATGCTGGACCGTTTCGCGCAATCGCTGGCGGCGGTGCTGGGTTGGCCGGTGACAGTGCTGATGGGGCGGTCGCCGGCGGGGTTGAATGCAACGGGCGAGAGCGATATTCGCAACTGGTACGATATGCTGGCGGCGGAGCAGGAAGACCGGCTGACTCCGCTGGTGAGAAGGCTGCTGCAATTCCTGGGCCTGCAGAAGGACGCTCAGGGGGTGAAGGAATTCGCCGGGGCGAAGATCATCTGGAAGCCGCTGTGGCAGATGACGGAGCAGGAGACGGCGACCCTGCGCAAGGCGGTGGCGGAGACGGATGCGATCTATGTGCAGAACGGGATTCTGGATGCTGATGAGGTAGCGCAGTCAAGATTTGGCGAGGATCGGTGGTCCATGGAGACGCAATTAGATGATGCGATTCGGGCGACGATGAAAGAGGAGAGGGAGAAGGCGCTGGAGGAAGTGGTGAATTCTCCGATAGCGCCGGTGGAAGAGGTGGCAGCCGATGCCAAAGAGACGCCAGAATACAAATCATTTCTCAGCAGACTATTCAGAAAATGATTCTGCAGAATCTGATCAAGCGATTGAACCGGAAGCGGCGGAAGCTGCGCAAGCCGCCGCGGTGGCTATTCCCTGGCGGGGTGGAGCGGGAATATCTGCGGGGGATTCTGGAGTTGCTGAAACCGTTGGAGGCGGCGGTGGAGGAGATTCTGATACCGGAACTGGCGCGGCTGGAGCGGGAGGTATCCGGACCGAGGCCGGATGGATTGTCGGGGTCGGGGGCGACCCCGACAATGGAGATGGGGCGACAAAGACACGATGATTGGGTAGACGATGTTCCGAGGCTGATGCAATTGATTAGTTTGCAGATGGGGACGGGATATGAGGAGGCGGCATCGGCTTTGGCTATTGACATCGGGCAGAAGACGAGCCGG